GAGCGTGGACAAATAACTTACCACATAAAAGAAGAATCCATTGTCGTAGGAATAAACGACTTCCAGTATACCGCATACACAGTGTACCCACTGCAGAATCGTAAACCCTTTTACGACTTTAAAAAAGCAATACTAAAATCGCGCGAAGACCAATATAATACACCAACTGAATTAATACACTTAGCGCAGAGATTTAACCTAAGGGGCGTTGCCTCTAGAAAGCCTGTACAACAATAAAAATGACAAAAATGCAATATGATTACGAAATAGGTATCGGAGTTACTGAACATAACCGACCTGATACATTCAAGGAATTTTTAAAGAACATCAAGAAGTTCATGCCTAAAGGCGCAAAATTTGTTATTGTGGATGATGCTTCATCTGTACCTGTAAAAAATGCCGATTATAGATTTGAACAGAACGTGGGTATCGCGCGCGCCAAAAATAAGTGCTTAGAACTACTGCAGGATTGTGAGCATATTTTCTTGTTCGATTCTGATTGCTGGCCCCTTGTGGACGATTGGTATGTTCCATATGTGGAAAGCCGAGAGCCGCATTTAATGTATATCTTCAAGGATTTAGTAAACGCAAAATTGAACGATAGCCGTGAGCTATATAGAGATAGTAAAATCGTAGCATACTCCCATCCGCGCGGCTGTATGCTTTACATGCATAATTCCGTTCTTAAAAAGGCTGGGGGTATGGACACCAACTACAAGCGATGGGGTTATGAGCATGTAGACTATTCGAATAGAATCTACAATGTAGGCATGACTCAATTCCGTTATCAGGACGTGCCCGATTCAAATAAGCTAATTTACAGCTTAGACGAGCAGATGTTAGTAGACTCAACTGTAAGCGTCCAGGAGCGCCAGCCGTACCTTGCAGAAATGCGTCAATATTTCGAAAAAAGTTTTAACTCAACAAATTTCGCACCCTTTGTAGAGCCTATAAAGGAGAAGCAGGGAACGGAAGATATTGTTATAACTGTCTACTTTACAGGAGTAGCTGACCCGCAACGAGGGCAATGGGAGGCGAATTTAAGCGACTGCAACGCTCTTATCACCTCCGTAGCGTCCAAAGGGCAAAAGCTAGTGATTCTACATGACAATCCTGAATGGGAAGGTATGAACATCAAGACACCAGGAGTAGAGCTAGTGATGGTAGAGACTTCATTAAATCCTTATTTCCAGCGATGGGTAAGTATATGGAGCTATTTACGTGACCATCCTGAAATTAGAAACGTATTTTGTGTAGACGCCACCGATGTGGAGATGCTTCGTAATCCATTCCCTGAAATGGAGCAAGGCAAGTTGTACGTAGGAAGCGAAACAGTACAAACATGGAATAACTGGATGGTACTAAATCATCGAGTGCCTTTTATTCAGAACTTTTTGAGGCAAGCAGCGAGACTTGCTTTACTTAATCCAGGTGTGATAGGAGGAAGCAGAAATGATGTAATGGAACTACTGCGGACTATGAACAAGATATACTTTGATGAAAAATTTAATGTTGGTCAATTTGACATGGGTCTATTCAATTATGTCGTCCGTACTTTCTTTGTAGGAAAATTTGAGACTGGCCCAAAAGTCCACACGAAATTTAAAATGTTTGAGAAATTTAATCAGGTAGCCTGGTGGAAGCATAAATAATGAAAGTACTAGCAGTTGGCGATTGTGTTATAGTGGTAGCATGATAGGTATAATATATGAACACAAAAATAAGGTCAATGGGAAGAGGTATGTTGGTCAGACTATACAAACATTGGCAGCGAGAAAAAGAGAGGGATATTTTAATACGAAGTTTGCAAACGCCCTAAACAAGTACGGTTGGGGGAATTTTGAAACAACTATTTTGTGGGAAATAGAGGCAAACGATAAATCGACCTTAATTTCTCAGCTTAATATTATTGAAGAAATTATAGTTATGAGTGAAAATCTCCAAGATGACGAATTTGGCTATAATGTGAAAGCAGGTGGTTCAAACGGTACATTCAAACACAAGCCAGAGGCTATAGAGAGGATAAGATTAGCGTCAAAACGTCCAAACAGGGGGCAATTTAAGAAAGGTCAAGTAGGAGTGAACTTAGGAAAAACATGGAAAAATACAGATGAATATAAGCGAAGACACTCGGTTATTATGAAAGACTCGTATGAAAAAAGTGGTAGAAAAAGTGGTATGTTTGGGAAAAAACATACTGAAAAATCTAAACTAAAGGTGTCGCAGGCACTCATGGGTAGGAAGGTGGGTCAATATCCTACACATATTCGTTGGCATATAAATAGGAATGTATCTAACGCCGACTGTACTTTTTGTGGAGTGGAAGCATAATGTCCCGCGTACTCGCTATAGGTGATATCCACACTAAGCTGTGGATAATAGATAAAGTACGCGAAATTGCCGATAACTACGACAAGATTGTTTTCGTTGGTGATTATGCAGACGACTGGGGAAAGCAGCCTATAGATACTATCGACACATGGAAGAAGTTGCACGACCTTGCAAAGAGCAATAGAAACGTTGAGTTTATAATCGGCAATCATGACTATATATATCTACACTATACAAAAACTGTATCGAGTGGCTATAACTCATTTACTGAATCAATGCTAAATGAGCCTGATAATAAATCGCTTAAAGATTGGCTTTTAACCCTACCTGTGAAGCTGGACGTTGATGGTGTACGGTATTCCCATGCGGGTTATACAGATACATTTAATAACGAGTATACAAGTAAGTGGCTATGGGAAGACAACAGTCCCCTTTGGGCGCGCCCAGGATGTAACAAGTATCTAGATTATCCACAGGTATTCGGTCACACTCCTAGCAAAACATGCTGGGAAGTACAACCCAATGTTTGGTGTATTGACACATTCTCTACTTATCCAGATGGAACTGAGTATGGAGACGGCACAGTTCTAGAAGTGATTGACGGAAAAATTTTTAATAAAATAAAGTTGGCAAAAGATGATAACGATAGTGTTAATGGTATCCCGAAGTAAATACCTTGAAAAAGTAATAAGTTCTCTCGAGCTACTTGACTGCGACCAGAGCAGAACAAATATTTTATGCATTGTTGATGGTGATGATGCTCTATATTTACGTACGCGCAATTTAATTAACGATACAAAATTCAATGAGCGTCTTGTGGTTCGCGCGGAAGTCCAAGAGCCTACAATGCAGTTCGACATTCCTACACGTCGTCGCCATATAGCCGCAATGCACAATCAGGCGCGCGCGCTAATAACTCACGACCGAGGATATGTATTTTCAGTAGAGGACGACACTACATTCGGCTCTCAAACGCTGAACAAGCTACTGAGGGTGGCTAATACGGAACGTGGCTTTGGTTACGTTGAGGGTGTAGAGTTGGGTCGATGGGGCGTACCATATGTAGGTGCTTGGGTTGCTGATGATATTTATAACCCTATGATTATAAATTCTATTGAAAATGTAAATCCTGTGCCAGAAGGCTATCCACCCACTCCAATTGACGCGGGAGGGCTTTATTGTGCCCTTATACGAGCAGACCTATACAAGCAACATACGTTTACTTGTGATAACGGTCTAGGCCCAGACATAAACTTTGGCATCGAAAATCGCCAGCTAGGTTTCCGTAATTTTATATTGTGGCAAGTACCCTGTATACACCACTACGAGGAGATGGGCAAGGAAAAAACTATAACTCCGAGTGCTGAATCTAAAGTGGTTACAATGATTAAAGAAAACAACACAAAATGGCATGTCAACTATTGATTTTTTACTCAAGAGCGGGTATAATTGTAAGTAGGTAAGAGGAAGGCTAAATGGCAGAGTATAAAAAATATCACAAGATACATAGGCTTGGGAAGGAAGAAACCGATGGTATTCTTAATGAACAGCTTGTGGTGCAAGAAAAAGTAGACGGCGCGAATATATCGCTTTTCTGGTTCAATGGAGAAGTTCGATGTGGTACGCGAACGCGAATGCTACCAAACGATGGCAGCGAAAGTTTTAATGGTTTCGTAGAGGCTGTAGCAGCTAATAAGAAAATCCATGACTTTTTAGAGAAGAATCAAAGTTTAATTCTATACGGCGAATGGCTTGTTAAACATACTATCACGTATCCAGACGCAGCTTACAGGAAGATTTATCTTTTCGATGTATTTGATAAAGAGACTGAAAAGTTTTTTGCTCAAGACAAAGTAGAAGAAATTTCTAAGGAGCTGGAAGTAGAATACCCTTTCATATTTGCTTCAGGTAAAATGACGGAAGAAGACATTAAAGATTTTGTCGGTAAGTCGAACATTGCTCCTGCAGGTGAAGGAGTAGTACTGAAAGCCGACGGGTTCGTTAATAAGTTTGGCGACCATGTATATGCAAAAGTTGTGCACGAGAAATTTAAAGAATCAAACGCAGTAGTATTTGGTGGAAACAATAAGCATAGTGAAACATACTGGGAAATGTACGTTGTAAATAAATACGCAACTACAGGTCGGGTGCAAAAAATTATGCAGAAGTTGCAAGCTGAAACAGATAGGCGTCTCGACATGGAGCATACATCAAAAATCGCTGGTACATGCTATCACGATATGATTACTGAAGAATCATGGGAGATTGCTAAGAAGGTTCCAAAGATTGATTTTAAAGCTCTGCAGCGACTTTCTATGCGAAAGTTTATCCAGATTTACCACGATATATTAAATAACACACCATCTATTGCGGATAGCGAGGAGAAGTAGCATGAGTATTGAGGTTAGCAAAGACGCGTACGAAGACGACGAAATGGATGAATTATTGGGGCTTGAAAGATTGCACCCTGATATGCTTGTTGACCTAATTATCACTAACGGCGAAACTATAACAAGGCTAGAAAAAACAATGAGCCTGGCAAGTGACGTCCTAGATGGCTACGGTACTTCAGTAGAGGAAGTGTTAACAGAAAGACTAAAACAAAATGACCAAACCTAAATTATTAGTCCTAAAAGGATTACCAGCTAGCGGCAAAAGCACTTATGCTAAGAAGCTCGTAGAAGATGGCTGGGTAAGGACAAACAAAGACACTATTAGGGCGGAGCAATTTCCAAACTACAAACACAAAAGAGACGAGAAAAAAGTTGTAAAAGAGCGCAACCGTCAAGTCATTGAAGGACTTGAGCAGGGTAAGAACGTTGTAGTAGACGACACAAACTTAAACCCCGTGCACATTAAAGACCTGGCGTCTATAGCAAGACAAAAGAATGTAATATTCGAAGTAGACGATTCGTTTATGCGCGTACCGCTAGCTGAATGCATTGAGCGGGATAAGCATCGTGAAGAGAGCGTAGGCGAAAATGTTATACGCGGAATGTACAGGGAGTTTGTCATGAAGAAATTCGATGGCAATGAATACGACCCTGACTTGCCCTTTGTAGTTATATGCGATATAGACGGTACGCTAGCCCATATGAATGGCAAGCGATATCCATATGACTGGCACAAGGTGGGCTTGGACGATATTGACCTAGGTGTAGCGCATGTATTGGACGGATTGAGTCTTATACCGTATACCGAGATTTTTCTTTTCAGTGGACGCGATGAAGTATGCCGACCTGAAACAGAAGAATGGCTTGAGCGCCACAATATAGAGTACAACCAGCTTTATATGCGTAGAAGCGACCACCTCAACGAAGATGGCGGGCAGGTAAAAGATACGCTTGTTAAAAAAGAAATGTACGAAAAATATATCAAAGGTAAATACAACGTTCTAATTGTATTCGATGACCGACCTCAAGTCTGCCGAATGTGGCGAGATGAGTATGGGCTACGAGTGGCGCAACTGGGCGACCCGTACCTAGAATTTTAAGGAGTAAAATGCAAAAAGTTGAAATAGAATCAATTGTAATTGTAAAAGGCGAGCACGGAAGTGTGGCTACACTACGCTTTAACCAGCCGCGCTTAGACCGATTCATCTCGGGTAGCAGCAAAGCATACCTGTATAAAGAAATTGACAAATACTTAAAGAAGGTGGTAAAATGAACAATCCAGTAATTTACGTATTCATCAATAAAGGACTTCATATGTCTGCGGGTAAGGTAGCGGCGCAAGCTATCCATGCAGCTATGATGGGAACCATCGCATCAGACAAGGCAGAGCAAGAAGCCTGGGGAAAGGCTATTCATAAAACTGTTATTGTACTAGAGGCGCGCGATGAAGCACATATCAAGAATATTAGACAGTACTTGGAAGACAGGGATTTTGACCTAAGCGAGATTGTGGATGAGGGAGTCAACGAGATTGACCCACATGTCACTACAGCGCTTGCATCTACAATTATTGAAAAAGATAATGAAGACGTGGTTAAAGCCTTTAGTACTTTCAATCTATACAAAGACGTAGTGAGAGCTACCGTAGAATTTGAGAGATAATATGAAACCAGACAACATTATTCTAGAAGCAGTAACTGGTAGCAAGGCTTACGGGCTAGATACCGAAAACTCTGATACAGATATCAAGGGCATCTATGTAGTACCTACAGAAAAAGTGCTGCGTACTGGATGGAATCCAGATAAAACTACAAAAGACCATACAGAGCCTGACTGGGTGTATCACGAATTGCAAAAATTTATGAAGCTTGCTATGAATGGTAATCCGACCATTCTAGAGCTGCTATTCATGGAGGAATACAATATTCTTACACCTATCGGTAAAAAGCTTGTGGATAATAGAGACATATTCTTGAGTAATGTTATTTTCAATTCATACGGTGGATATGCGCTCTCTCAGGCGCGCGACCTAAATAGACGAGGTCATTACGGCAACGGACGGTCAAATAGAAAAGAAAAACACACACGCCATCTAGTCCGTCTAATGTGGCAGGGCGAACAGCTTCTTACAACTGGCAAACTGACCGTAAGGTTGACCGAGCAGCAGCGCGCCGAATGTTTTCGAATGCAGGAGAAGTCAAGTAATGAAATTGTATCTTGGTTTGATGCACAGCTTAATCATTTTAATAGCTTAAAAAGTGTACTTCCCGACAAGCCAGATGTTGATGCCATTGACAGGTTGTTAGTCGAAATTCGACATGAAAATATGCGCTAAGTGCAAGGTAGAGAAGCCCAACAACAGCTTTGGGGTCAACAATTCATTTGCAGACTTGAAGCAAAGGGCGTGTAAGGCGTGTCTTTCGAGCCAGAGGAAGATTGCTAGAGCTAAGAACCCAGATATTTACAAAAATCAGTGGAAAAGGAATAAGTACAGCAGCCCAGAGGCTTCAGAGAACAGGAGACTTCTGGCAGCTTATGGAATAACAACTGCAATGAAAGAAACATATCTAAATATGGTTGGTGGCAGATGTGAAATTTGTAGCATTTCCATAAAGCTGGTCGTAGACCATAATCATGCTACTGGAGGTTTTAGGGGGTTGCTATGCAATAAGTGCAATGTAGGATTAGGGCATTTTAATGATGACATCAAATTACTAAGGAAAGCAGTAGATTATATATATGGAAAAAGCTAAATTAATACAATCCCAACTAAAAAGTATCTTTGGAGATGCTCCTGTTAACCTTGTTGGGGGTTCGGTTAGAGATATTGTTTTAAACCGTGAACCTAAAGATTGGGATTACTGCACACCTTTAACTCCAGATGAAATTGAAGATGTTGTACGAAAAGCAGGACGCCGACCGTACCTAACGGGAAAGAGGTTTGGTACTATTGGATTCAAGATACCATCAGATTTTTATCAATCGCAAAATCCTAAAGAATGGGTATACGTTGAAGTTACGACGTACCGCGCCGAAAAATACGATGGTAAAAGCCGTAAACCACAAGTAGAGTTCATTGATGAGCTTGATGCAGACCTTTCTAGGCGAGATTTCACTATCAATGCCATGGTTCTGCAGGAGGATGGAGGAATATACGACCCACATGGGGGGCGCTTGGATATTTTAGCGCGCCAAATTAAAACCGTGGGTACTCCGAAAGACCGCATCACAGAAGACCCTCTACGCATGCTGAGAGCCGCCAGGTTCGCTTCTCAGCTAAATTTCGGTGTAGACCCCAACTTGACAGGAAAAATGCGACAGCTGGGCTATACTATCGTTATAGTGAGTAAGGAGCGTTGGGTACAGGAGCTTGATAAAATGCTTATGGGGCAAAAACCAGAGCGTGGTATAAAATTGCTTATGCAGTCGGATGTAATGAAATACATTCTTCCAGAGGTATATTTAGCCTTGCAGGACGAGGAGCTATATTATAATCTTGCGTCCGCCTTTGAACAGGTAAAAGATGATGTAACGCTCAATGAGCGCTGGGCTATGCTACTTCATTATGTAGCGCACCCACATACTATCAAAGAAGAAAAAGACCGTATTACATTTGTAAACCACGAAATAGTCCGCGCTGAAATGGTAGACGGTATATGCTCGAGGCTCAAATTTTCTAACGAACGCCGCGATGCACTACTAAACGATAAAAAAATATATAATAAAACTCTTGATTTACAGTAAAAACTGCTGTATAATGTAGAGTAAAGGTAAAAGCCTTGGAAAAATCGGAAATATTAGAACCTTTGCATGCTTGCCTTAGGGAAATCCTTGAGCGAGATAGGTACAATAATCCTGACTTAATAAAGTATACGGACGAAGATGTGAAAGCTGCTACTTTGTTTTTCAGCCACATTCTAGGAAATCGTCTATACCATAACTTGGTAGATGAAAAAGTAAGTATAGGATTATCGAAGAAAATCTCGACTGACTATGCCGAATCAATTTTAGTATTGGCTCGGCAGATGTCAGGGGTTGACATGGGCGCTGTGCGAAATACTGACAAAAAAGGATAGTATGAAGTTAGAACAAACTTTGGGACAATTTGCCAAGGGATGCTTCCTGGCGGGTACTTTAATTAGTACGCCATATGGCGAGAAAGCCATCGAAGACGTAAAGGTCGGAGACACGGTTACATCGTACAATGAAGAGACTCAACAACTTGAAGAAAGTAAAGTGGGTGAAATAGATGTGCTCTATCGTGAGGGCTACTATGTTATTAATGGGGTAGTAAAAGCAACAGCTGAACACCCTTTTTATACAACCCGTGGCATAGTTGAGGTTAAATACCTAGATACTACGCACTATCTTATTATGCTCGACGGCTCAGAAGAACGTATACAGACTATTGAGTACATTCCTACTGAGGTTACTGTGTACAATCTTTTAGATGTACTTCCTAACAATAACTACTTTGCTGATGAATTTCTTGTTCACAACAAGGGATGTTTTTTGCCAGGCACAAAGATTCAAACCCCAACGGGGCAGAAAAAGATTGAAAAATTACGACCTGGCGACACCGTTATATCTTATAACGAACATAATAGAGTCAATGAATATTCTAAGCTGGGCAGTTTACAGGTGCTAGAAGAGAGCGGTTACTACATCATAAATGACAGTATAAAAGTCACTGGTAGCCACCCAATGTACGTAGGAAAAGTACTAACGCCTGAAATGACAATTGTACCAGTACATAAACTAAAAATTGGCGACAATTTAATAACCGATGCGGGCTGGCAAACGATTTATAAACTAGAGTACATTAGCAAGAATGTAAAAGTATACAACCTAATAGACGTCGTACCGAACCACAACTATTATGCACAAAATTATCTTGTACATAACAAAGGTGGAGGTGGATGTTTCCTGGCTGGTACGCGCATACAAACAGAGTCTGGATACGCGCCAATTGAAACCATAGTGCCAGGACAAGAGATATTATCAGTAAATGAAAAAACGGGCAAGCAAGAAGTAGCCAAGGTAGAGCGCCTTGACCGCCTCGTAGCCGAAAAATATTATATAATCAATGACGATATTAAAGTCACTGGCGAGCATCCATTCTATACTATAGAAGGTATAAAAAAGGTGTCAGAGTTAAAAGTAGGCGATACACTTCGAACTATAGGAGACGATACACTTATTGTAAGTATCGAGACGATAGAAGAAGATGTGCAAATTTACAACCTAATCAACGTAGTTCCAAATCATAACTATTACGCTAACGGATACTTAGTTCACAACAAAGGTTTCTCAGGGGGTGGACGTTCAAGCTCATCCGCTGGAAAAAGCTCGGGCGGCAAATCAGGTAGCAGCTCAAAACCAGCAGCTCCCCCAAAAGGGAAAAGTACCGCAAAGCCAGGCGCTAAAGTAAAAGCTGCAGACGGAAAAGAAGTAACGAGTAGTACTAAAAAGCCTACAAACAAGAAGGTATCTGAGTCAAAAGGTGTCGTAGGCGATAACGGGTACGCACCAAAGTTCTCGAATGGATACACCCCACCAGCTGGCTCGGTAGTCTACCAGCGCGACAGCAATCTCATGGATTACTTCTTTCTCTACTATCTCTTTAACAATGATAATCCGTCTCGACCAGAGAATAGGGAAACGGTAATTGTCCAGCCTGACGGCAAAGAAGTTACTGCAAAACCCGAGCCACAGGGTGTAGACGGAATGATGGTATTTAACTGGATTGTTTTCATCATAGTAGCATTAGCACTAATAGCAGGAGTAATGTGGGGAGTAACGAAATATGTAAACAGGGATAAAAATCCAAAAAAGGATATTTATGGCTGGTAAAAACGAGCATATAAAAAATTAATTAATAAAGAAAAGTTTTTAATACTTAAAAGGAGTAATAAGAATGAAAATACCAACCGCAGCAATCGTAGCTGGCGTAATCGTAGCAGCAATCCTCCTGTTCGGCGGATGGCTAGCAGCTAACTACAATAGCCTTGTAGTAGCGAATAACGCAGTAAATAATAGCCGCTCAAAGATTGATACGGAGCTAACACGTCGATATGACCTGATTGACAATATCGTACAGTCCGTACAAGGCTCACAAGCACAAGAGAGCGATGTATTTGGCAAAATCGCTGAAGCACGTAAAATCGGTGGAGGCTCTAGCGACCCAGGAGTGCAAGCTGAAGCCAACAATACAATCGATACGCAAATCGCTTTGCTACCACGACTACAAGAAGCCTATCCAGAGCTTCGTAGCAATGACCAGATTACACGGTTGATTACAGAATTGCAAGGTACGAATAACACCATCCGCGACAAGCGAAATGAGTACAACGATACCGTAACAAACTACAATAACAACATTACACAGTTCCCTAAGAATATTTTTGCAACAATTTTCAACTTCAAACCAGCTAAACTATTTGAAGCATCCGAGAAAGAAAAAGTAAACCCTAAAGTGGAGCTAGACCGTGAAAAGAACTAATAAGGTATTACCATCTATCAATCCATTCAAACAGACAGACAAAACAAAAAATCGCTTTCAAAATGCAACTGACACACTGACAGAAGTAATCGTACTATTTATTCTAGTAGTAGTACTGGCGGGTGGACTATTTGCACTATTTGAAGGTAAGGATTTCTTAACAGGAGTTTGGTGGGCTATTGTAACAGGATTTACAGTAGGCTATGGCGATATTGCACCAGCTACAATGGGAGGGCGCGCAGTAGGGATTGGTCTTATGACATTTTCTACATGGGTTGTTCTACCGCTCATCATCGTACTTTTCATTAAGAAGCACTCCCCAGACCGTAACGAATTTACAGACGAAGAGCAAAAAGAAATCTTGCGCTTACTACGTAGCCTAGATTCTAAAAAAGAGTTTTACGGCGTAGATTTGGCGCAGGGTAAAGATAAATCAGTTAAAAAAACTATTAGGAGAAAATAATATGGCACTTAAGAAAGCAACACATACACCATTCTTCAGTACTAGCGTACGACCGCAGTTCTGGGCTTTACTAGGAGTAACTCTAGTATTTGGCGCAGGGTTCCTGCTGGGACTAGCAGTTAATGGGTAGTAACGTAAGTAGAAAAAAGATTCGTCAAAAAGTCCTAGAAATACGTGAAGAAAATGGAACGGCGAAGGTTAAGAGAATGAAAAAGAAAAATGGTAGGAATATACAAAATAACGAGTCTTCGTGACGGAAGAGTCTATATTGGTTCATCAGTAGATATACAGAAAAGAATCAAGTCCCACAAGTGGCACCTCAAAAGACAATCACATAGAAATAGACATCTGCAAGCTGTATATAACAAGTATGGTGAGTCAAATTTAGATTTCTGCCACCTAGAAGAGTGTGATGTGGGCGAGTTACGGTCGCTTGAGATGGAGTACATTAATGGTTATGATTCTTACAATAACGGTTTTAATTTAACAAAAGATACCATAGCCCCAATGAGGGGTATAGCCTTAACGGAGGAGCATAAATCAAAAATAGGCTTATCAAACAAAGGTAGGCGCGGTCACGTTATGTCTGATGAAACTAAAGAAAAGATAAGGCAGTATCAGCTAAGCAGGCCAAGACGAAGGCTCTCTGACGCTCACAAGAAGAGTCTAAGCCTAGCACATACGGGTAAAAAGCAATCTGCGGCAACAGTTGAAAAAAGAAGACAGAAGATGATGTTAATTATTAATACGCCAGAATACAGAGAGAAGCTAAGTGAGTCGGTGAGAAAGAGTTGGGCTAGAAGGAGATTAAAAAATGTTTAATCGTGAAGAATACTGGAAAAACCGCAAGGCGGGTAAGCGGGGGCAAGGTTCTGACAGCGTAGCAGTACCTATCGAGGACTATACCCCACCCGATAATGCACATCTTTCTTTCGACAACAAGGGGAAGATAGTTGCTAAGAATCGCGCTTACCGTAGGCAGAAGTTTAGCCTATTTCCAAAATCATCGCAGTTAAGAAAGAAAAACAAAAGGAAGAAAAAATGAGTGACAAACAAATAGTTAGTGACTTACGAAATATAGAAAAGAAGCTCGTAAAGTTACGCAAAAATTTTAAACGGATAGATTTAGATTATACAGTTCAGGTGTCTATTAGCAGTACAAACCCACGTAAGGTTGTGTACGCTTGTCAAATGACACCTCCTGCCGACGGACTAGCTCCTATCACGTTTATTGCTGATACGGCAGAACAACTAATGCAAATCCTTGATGAGGCAATTAAAAAGTTCGATGATAAGAAGGTAGAAATTTCCTATCATGAAGCACAAATCGTAGCTTCTAAGAATAATATTGTTAGACATGAAGAAATTATTGCAGAGTTGAAAGGGGAAGGTGAAAAGGATGGGAAAGCAACTGAAGTCGTGGGAGGAAAGTAACACAGCTGAAAAGACTGGCATGGTTGTTGCTTTCACTCTAGTAGGTATCCTACTTGGAGGTGCGATTGTACTAGCGGTAACAGTACTATTTAAACTGGTTACTTGGATTTTAGGAATATAAATAAGAATTGGAGATTCTAATATGGCAAAATCAATTAATAATGTAATGCTTCTAGGGCGTCTAACTAATGACGTAGAAGTACGAACAACACCAAGCGGCAAGAATGTAGCATCATTCTCGCTAGCGGTTGATAAAGGCGGTAAGGATGACGGGGCGGATTTCATTGAAGTTACTGCCTGGGAAAAGACCGCAGACCTTCTATCTCAATATACTAGCAAGGGTTCTAAAATTATTGTACAGGGACGCCTAAACCAGCAAACCTGGGACGACAAAGAAACTGGCAAGAAGCGCTCTAAGCTAGCTGTTGTAGCTAACGACGTAACGTTCTTGGACTCTGCAAAGAGCAGCGGTGCTAGTAAAGACGTAGCCCCACAAGACGTCGACGACAAACCTATCGATTTATCTGAAATTCCCTTCTAAGGCTGTGCATGAACTTGGGAGATTGCACGGCTAC